AATGCAAGTTTATAGATTACCTAATCGTATTAATGTAGCAGATAAGTTAATCTCTGCATCTGCAATAATAGTATGATCAACTAGTCCTTGTTTAATAATTAGAATAGCTTTATTTTGAGTAGCTTCGTCACCAAATATACTAATATTGTCATATAACCATCTGTAGATTTCTTCCATCTCTTCTGGTCGTGCTTGCGAACATAATAGCTTACGAGCATCGGATATCTTGCCTGCTTTAAATAGCTCAACCATTTCTACTTTATAGTCACTACTTCCTGTATCACTTTGTGACGGAGTTGCAAGTGTACCACTTAAACTATTCATCTGTACAGTGTTGATGCATTTTCTTAAATCTGGATAAGTTGCTTTAACAAACGTGTCAAGCGTATCTAACTCAAATTCTACGTTTTCTTCTACTAAAATAGTAGCTACTCTTGCAGTAAATTCTACAACATCAACTTTTTCAATATGAAACCCTTGACATCTTGAATGTATAGCAGGAATAATTTTATGCGGATAGTTACATGTAAGTAAAAATCTTGCAGTGTTATGATATTCTTCCATAACCCCACGCAATGCTGCTTGTGCATTCACTGATAAGTAATCTGCTTCGTCTAACAATACAACTTTAAAGTCACCAAACGGAATCATTTGTACAAAGTTAGTGATTAAGTTACGAACGTCGTCGACTGAGTTAGTTCGTGATCCGTTAATTTCTAAAATGTCTAATGGTTCAATATCTAGTTCATTAAACAATATTTTTGCAAGTGTAGTTTTACCAATACCAGCACTACCACTAAACAGTAAATGTGGAATGCTTTGCTGTTTAATCCATCCGTCTATTTGATTTTTTTGCTGCTGATCTCTAAATACGTAGCTATCTATTGTATTTGGACGATATTTTTCAACCCATAACGATGTTGTTGCCATTTGAATGCCTTTTTGTTGTGTTTAAAAAGTATATTATATAGTAAGTAATGGAGAATGTCAAGTTCTCCATTACTCATGTTGATTAGTACATAGGTTGACTAAAGTCAAACTCTTGTACAGTTGATGCGTTTGATCTACCTAGATTAATATCAGTAGGTTGATGATCTGAGACTGCTAATATTGCCTTAGTTTCTACTCGTCTAACAGTAACAACGTTGCCGTTATCGTCTTTAATTTGAATACCACGAGTCCATCGACCGTGTTCTATTAAAATCCAATCACCAATTGTAATATCGTGTTGATCAGGACCTACTTTGTATACTTTACCCCATCGGGGTTTAATACCTTCTGTTTTCCCATTATCACTGCCAACTATAATACCGCCAGCAGTTACTTGCTCATCAAAATTCATGTCAGTAATTAATACGTTATCATGAATAGTATCTAAAGTACCGTCAACTATCATTGTTTACCTTTAGGTTGTTTATCAGCGTCTTTTGATTCAGGTGCAGGTTGTAACAGTGCATTTGGTGAATCAGTTACTGGTGAAAACGTAGGTTTAGGAGCTGCAGGTTTAGGAGCTGCAGGTTTAACGGGGGTAGCAACTTCACGGATTGATTGCTGCTGAACAGGCACTCCGGTATGAACAGGTTCAACGTTTTTGTGAATAATTTGACCACCTGGTCCTAACTCATCACCTCTTGCATTAATTCTAACATTACTTACTGCAACAGTAAGTTCATTTTGTGTAACCAGTTTATTCATGTCTACTGGTTTTCCTTTAGCTGTTTTGTGTATAATACTCATTTTATTCTCCGTTGTGTGTACTTATCTTAAAAAATCGCGCCAATCTAAATTATATTTAATGCTATGAATCTTATGAACTTCTAAAAGATACAATACAAAACTTGACACACTTGATCCTCTACCAACTCCCCATACAATCTTATCTTTTTTACATGTATCTACAAAGTATATTAACCATTGTAATAACGGTTGCATTCCTCGTGTTTTATATTCAGCAAGTTCTTCTAACACACGAGATTTCTCTATGTCCAACTTACATCTAGATATACAATACATCTCTATATCAATCGTGTAGTATTCAGGAGGCATAAACCAATCAGCTTGTAGTTGTTTGTCGTATTCTTCAATTGATAGATTACAGATTAATGGATCTAACGTGGCAAATTTAAATTCTGCAAATTTTTCTAAATTTGCAATCTCTATTGTTTGTTCGGCTAGTATATTTGGTAGTACTGACTGATGCCCTAAGTATAAGGCATCAAAGATATCAGTTTCATTAAAAATAGGATTGTTAAATTGGTCTAGTCTCATATGTGTATATTTTAACTTACATTTATGAGTTTGTCAAGTCCTTTATCGCGAGATTCCATAGTTTTTTGCCATTCTGCACGTTGTCGAGTAGACAGCTCTTCTTTGTAAACATCCAACACTGCTGCAATTTGACTTTGCACATCGTAGTTTGACGTCATAAAATATTTTTTAGTTAAATCATTTATTTTAGATTCAATTTCAGCGTTTTTAAGAGACTCTAAATTAAGAACCAGGGGATGCATTAAATTCACCTATGTAGTTTAGAAAAAAGGTATCGCCGCCGTTGTGGCTCCATGCGTCAATAACTACAGTTGAACCGGGGTTAATATGCACAGTTGGAAAATTAGTAGACTTAAATCTACCAGTTGCGTTAATTACGCCTGCACTTGTGTAACCAAGAATGGTTACACCAGTCAAAGGAGCCGTTGGGCTAGTAGTTAAGTGTATTCTAACAGTTGCATACCGTGATGAATAATACGTTGGATCTGGCCAATTTGTAAAAGACAGGGTAGCGTCAACTGATAATCGCAATGCTTGAAAATTACCATTAGCGACGTTAATTTCAATTGATCCAGATTCGTTATTTTGACTAACTACTGCTCCGTGAAAATTTGCGTATGTTCCGTTAGTTATAGTACTACTGCGTAAGTTGTTAGTAACCGGGTTAGTGTTATTATCAATTGTGCCGGATAGCATGGCATAATTTTGCAATTCAGTAATTTCAGTGCCGGCTTGGTTTAGTTGAATGTTAATTTGTTCAAAGTTAGTTCGAAATCCCGAAGTATCGTTGTCCTCTCCTGGTATTGGAAAAGTTTCATCAATTGTAGATGTATTGATTTTTGTGGTCATTGTGTTTCCTTGTTATCGAATATTATATATTTATCGGTATGTGATCCTGTTACGGCATTGATTATGAATCGATCAATTTGGTAATCAATGAGTTTAAAATCAAAATCGCTATATTTAATTTTTAACATTATGTTGTCTGCAGTGCCGACTTTACAGAAACAGATTGGTACTGCTAAAATAAATCCTAATTCTTTTCTGTAAGTAGGTTGAACAGAGCGCATCCATAATGGCAAAAAGTCGTACTTAGGTTGGCTAATACTGCTAAACTCGTATCTCCACTCTTCAACACTATTAGATAATGTTGTTTCGATCATTTCAATATACACTACTTCGTATAATGCAGTTTTAGTTCCAGGTAAGATTGCAGCTGCTTTTTTAATATTACCAAATCGAAAGTGTTTAGTTTTATGATTAAACCCTAATATATATGATCCATAACTGCGAGTTTCAATACCTTCAAAGATAAGCATTGATAGGTTATCTTGAATTCCAAATGCAGGGTCATACGGTCTATAAATGTCATCGATGTTAAAAACGTTTGAGGTAATAAATGTTTTCCATAATGTAACATGATTAGGACTAAGGAACGGTTGTACTCTAATATTACTGTATGGAATTAAATTAGGAGTTTTAACAGTTATAGTAAAGGTGCGTTCAGTTGCACTATAGTATGATTGGTCAGATGCCTTAACTGTAAATGTAAATTTACGATTAAATGACGTAGTATTGTTATCAAACGTAGTTCTAGTTTTACTAGCATAGTTGTTTGAAAATGTAGTTAACCCATAAGTTTTATTAGTTTGATCAAATGTTGTAGATGTAAACGTAGTAGTATTTCGATCAAACGCAATTGAAGTTGAGAATTGAGATATAACTCCAACAATCTCACCGTCGCTCATTAACGACAGTCCGGGCGGTAAGTTACCGTCAATAATAGTGTGAGTAACAACTGCATTGTAGTAACTACTATTTGCACGAACAAACAACGACGATGCGTATCCTGCATCAATTGTTCCTAACTCGGACGGTGTTACCCATGATATTGCACTTTCGATCTCACCAATAATACTAACAGTAAATGTTTTTAATGTTTTTGCAATCTCAGTAGTATCTTCATCGCCGTGCCGTGTAGCAGTTACTGAAAAAGTGTAGGTAGTAGTTACTGCAGGTTGGGCCGGCACTTTACCAAATACTTCACCGGTTTTGTCATCAAATTCCATGCCAGGCGGCAATCCGTATCTTGCCCAGTTAGCTAAATTTAATGAACTTCCAGATGTGTGAGCAACTCTACAAATATAAGATATTTTAGGAGTTTCATAAATTAAATCGTCCACTAGATACACTGTATTAGCGGCCCATCTAGTAGTAGTATTTCCTAATGTGTAGTATATCAATCCTGTATCATATACATCTAACATTAACGTAATATAATTATTTGCACGATATATACCTAAGTTAGATTGTGTTATCCAGATTGGCTGCGACAAATACGTTACATCGGCAGTAAACGGTTTTAAATCAGAAATAAGTGCGTCTGCATCTGCTCTAAAAAATGAATCAGTTACTACAAATATTTCAAATTCTCTACTTGGAGGTGTTGCTGTCTCACTATCAGTTACAAATACTCTAAATCGATAATGTCGGTTTAGTTTTTTAGGTTTTAATGTAATTGTAAAATCGTAACCTGGTTTGTCGTATGGATATACGTCAAATCCATTTTGTTGTTGAATATTTGCAAAGTCGTACGGTGCAACGTCAAATAAACCGTTGTCGTAGGCACCTGTGCCGTCATTTGGAGTTAACGATGTTACTGCATCAACTACACCGTATATTATTCCATCTTTAGTAAGAGATAACCCAGGCGGTAGTATGCCGTACGCTGGATCTATATAGTAGGTTAGTTTTTGACCAGTACTAGTATCAGAATCTATTGCACGAATTTGATAGTTAACAAATGTATTATCTATAACATATAATTGTTTTTTAGGTCCAATATCAAGCAATCCAGTTGGTGTTACAATAACAGGAGCATCTGCCCCGTTGACTATTAGTGAAAATGTTCGATCTGAAATTCCATAATTTTGTTGAGACGCACGGATGCAAAATGAGAAAGTAGTTTCTCTTGAAACTTCGTACGGTGTTCCT